TGGTGGTATGCACCCGCTTGGTGGGAGCAGGTATGTTTGGCTTGTGGCGACAACACGCCCGTTTTGATATACAAGTTTAATAACAAGGCGATCAGGGTATGCCTGCCGCTTTACGCGATTAACGAAAACATGGCGCGAGATAACTCTCGGACAGCGGTTATCACTCTTGATGAGTGGCTTGATCTGCTGAAAGAGAGCTTTGACGGCCAGCGAGAGGCTGCGTGATGGCAGGCATGGACGATATCGACATATTCGACAACCCATTTCGTGACCCAGTGTACGAAGAGCTTGGTTTTACCTTCGATCCAGACCGAAACCAATACTTTGAGGTGATCGAAGACCCCGAATATGGCGCTATGCGCCGATATTATTCGCCTAGAGACCGCGAACCTGTGCCTGAGTTGAGTGATGCGCGTATTGCTTTTGACGAACAGCTTCAACGAGAGGACATGGCGCGTTATTTGGCTCAAATGGGCGCTCTGAAAGGTTTTGTTGGTGGCGTCTCCGATGCAGACATGAGTCGTTTTGGCCGCTTGAAGTCTAAAACGATGAAAAGCAAAAAAATGCGAGACAATAAAAAGCTGAAGGCCATGAAGATGGCTCGCCTCATGAGTGAAATTGGCTTAGACGCCAACGCTAACAGCGGTGGTGGCGTAGGAAGCTTAGAAATGGACTTGTTCAGGCGCAGTCGGTGAGCATCAACGACATCGACATCTTTGAGGCCGAAGCACCGCGCAGGAGTCCAGACGCCTACCGCCGAGACGGCTCTCTCAAGTCTCAAACTGGTTTGATAGGGCCGATTATCAACAAGCACAGCGGCAAACCGATGACGGAGCTGTCTATTGGCGTTGAGATTGGCGGTCAGGAGGTCGAGATACCCTCTATGGTGCCGACTTTGACCAAAGAAGAGCGTATTTTGCTGCAAAATTTGCGTATTGGCGTTGATCCAATGCCTAAAAGCATTGTTATCAAGGCCAAGCGTCACGCTTTAGAGCGAATTAAGGCTGGTTTGAATCCGTTTTTGCCTGCTGAGCCGCAAAATATGAACCTTGGCGGCTCCGTAGGCCAAATGAACCGCCGCCAACAGCCCAAAGACGTGGCTCGCCCAACCCCAGCCCAACTTGCGAACATCGGAGCGGCTTTTGCTGACCCTCTGGGCATGGTTGACATCACTGGCGAGTACCCTGAGTTCCCCGCAGCGCGTGTTTCTACTGCTGAGATGGTTATGCAGGGGCCACGGTCACCGAGTTTGATGGAAAATTTGCGCGAAGGCGACTTTGGAGCAGCGGCGCTTCAGGGTGTGGGGGTAATTCCCGTCGTTGGAGGCGCTGCGAGGGCAATTCGAGGCGTTGCAAAGGGTGCAGACCGTCTTGCAAAGGCTCAAAAGGCTGGTTTTGACACTGAAACGGTGTATTACCACGCGACGGATAGGTTTGCAGACTCAGAATCTGGGGAATTTGCCCAGTTGCGCCCTTCAGCAAAGGGAAAATTGGGGCCGGGCATTTATTTATCGCCTGATGCCAGTTACACGCAGAAATATATCCGTCGATCTTACAGATCAGACACTGAGGAGCCGCCTTTCGGTGAGGGTGCCCGTGTTTTGCCGGTTTTTGTGCGCGGCAAGGTAGGTACTAGAGAAGATTTTGGCGAAGCAGTCGAGAGCATAAAGAAAAACGCATCAGACAAAACAGATTTCAAAACCATCAAGCGTCAAGCCCAAGAAAAAATGGCAGACGATGGGTTTGCAGGGTTTAAGGTGCAGGATGAGCTTGTCATTTTCGACCCCAAAAACATCCGCTCGGTGAACGCTGAGTTTGAAGACCTTGATTCGCCTGAATTGTTGAAGGCGGAGGGTGGATCTATAGACCTCAGAGACATCGATATATTTGATGACTCAGGCTCTTACACTGATCGATTGATGTCTCGCGTTCCAGATGAGCTTGGGCCGTTTCAAATTGCCGCTCCGATAGATGAAACTTTGCGCGGAAGGCTAAAAAGAATGCTTTCTGGCGCTATGGGAGATGATCGAGCCGCTTATCGTCGTGCAGGCAAGCTGATGGATGCCGCAGATGCGCTGCCAATCGTTGGCGATGCAGGGGCTGCTGTAGATACTGCTGACTATCTTATGTCTGGTAGTCCCGTGTCCGCAGGCATTGCTGCCCTTGGCTTGATACCGGGCGTTGGAGGCACCTTATCCAAAGTAGGCGAGGGTCTTCGGGGAGCGATTAGCATTTCAAGCGATGGCATCCCTCGGCCACCCAAGATAAGCAAAAAGGAAGCCGTTCCGCTTTTAAAGCAGCAGTTTATTGAGGAACAACCGACAATTGGCTCTTTCGATGAAGCCACAGGTAAGCCAGTCACAGAAAAACTGAACCGTGATAGGGCAAACGCTTACGAAAGAAGCATAGTGAAGGGGCCGCCAGCAGTTCTGCGCCGCGAACTTTTTCGACTTGGCAATAGGGTGGAAAGACAGCCTCTTGTTGAAAGAAAAATAATAAATCCAGAAGTTTTGAAAGATTATGTTGGGGTTCCTGTAGTTGGAGATATGAGTGCCAGAATAAAAAACCCTACTAGCCAGCCCTACCCAGAAGATGCTGGCATATTATCGGTTCGCGGTGTGCCATTATCCCGCAGAGTGATACCAGAAGGCGGGTTTCAATTTACAGCAGACAGCGAGGGCGCGGGGAAAGGCTGGTCTTCTATGGCAGGCATTGCCACCAAGAAGCAAGGCAATATTATTTTAGCTGCTGATAAAACAGGCAAAGAACCGCTTGGTATATTTAGTGCAATGGGCGCTGAATCTATGGATTTCACAGCCCCAACGCTAGAGATGATGATTGCTCAAATACCAGCAATAAGAATACCAAAGGCAGACATTGCTTCTTTTGACAAAGTTATACGAGACGGTTCTGGAAAGGTTAAAGGCAGGCCCGAATGGGTTGGTCTAGAAAGCCCTGATGTTTTTAATCAGATATTAGGCGAAGGCGGGTTTGACAGAGGGGGCGCTGGCGCATTAAGAATTGATGTTTTAGCGGAGATGAAAAAGGATAAATGGAAGAAACTTGGATTCCCCCTTTATGACGATGCTTACAAAACAATGAAAGCTCAAGAGTTTGACGAGGCCGTTAAAAACTCTACTGGGCTTAGCATGTATAGAGCCGACCCAAATCGCGGCACATTCCCAGAACTTTACCACAAATCTTATGACTCAAGTTTTCCTGCCAAAAAAGGTGAAGAATACTTTGGTGGATTGATTGAGGGCGTCCCGCCAGAAATAATGTTCCCTGATACGTTTAAAGATTTAAGCCAAAGAATAAACACAGCCGGTAAGCCGTTTAATTACCAGCAGCAAACTGGCTCGCTGGTTATGAATCCAAAGCTTTACGAAGAGTACGATGACGAAAAGATACAAGGCATCATCGACTACCTAAACGAGTATGCTGGAACTGATTACGCGGAAGGTGGCGCTGTTAACATTGATGACATAGACATCTTTGAATAAATATTGCTATCGACGTGGCTCTATAGCCACCTTCACAAACTCCGCCGTCACCTTCACCTCGACTTCTTCGTCTTGGTGAAGGGCTTCGAGGATCACGTCTTCGATCAGGTCTTCGAGCACATCGAGATCCACCAGCGTCTTCACGCTCACTTCAGCTATGATCGTCATCTTTCGCATTGATCCCCCGCTCTTTTTTCCACAGGCGGATAATGTAATCGGCTTCTGGCCCTGCGTCATGTTGGGAGTTGAGCACATGGCGGTATAGCTTCATGGCTTTGTCGCTATCGGCTTCCAGCATCATACGGAATGCGGCCATGTCGAGTGTTTGGAAATACTTATCCATTGAATCATCCCTTTTGAATTATTTTTTTTCCGACAAAGACATTCCGTATTCGTTTATGCCGCGCTTTACGGTAAGCCCTTCTTTCAACACAAAGGGGTTTTTCTTGAATGGCCTATAGTCAATGTGGTGGTGCCATCGGTTGAAACGCCAAACAACAGAGGCCACATCAGGGTGCAGATCAGCGATCATTTGGCTTTTCGGCTTCGTGCCTTCTTCTGCGTAAAATTCTTTGGTGTTACCGCCAGACATCCGTTGCGTTGTCACTTTGCCGCAAAGAAAAGCGTTGAATTGAACCGTGCAATAACCGTCTTTGAGCACTCTCAAGCATATGTCTGTATCTTCGTTATAGCGCCCTCTCCACCGAAACGGAATGCTATTGTTTATCAGCAAGCAACTATAAATTCGAGTATTAAGCACGAAGGGAGGAACAGGGTCAGTGGATTTGCAGAACGAATAATAATTGAATCCGCTGATGGCGACGCCTTGATACCGTTCAACAAAGTCCTCGGCAGCTCGTAGCGTCGCACTCGTCCTTACGACAATCTTCTCGTTGTTATGCAGTCGGTGAAACGCATCAATATTGTCATCCATCACCCAGTGCATCGCTGCACCCTCTGAGGTTGAATGATCCCACGCGAAGTTCCTAGCAGCGCCCGGCCCTTTCGACCTGCCCTTCACATCGTCACAAGTGTCGTATTTTTCGAGATATTGATTCGGCAGGGTCAGCAGCCTGTCTTCCCCAAGCACGGCTGCATAATTTTGCAGCTCTTGCTCTTCGACAATGACGCGAAAAGGCACTCCCATGTCATCTAGCGCCTTAGCCGTCAAAAGGTTGTGCCAACGTCCTTTGCTGACAATGTAAACGGGGTACTTAGCCCTCATCGTCAACCCATACCTTTTTGTTGTGATCTGCACCCCAATGGGATCTAAAAGGAAACCAGATACTCTTGGTTTTTTGTGTCAGCTTCTGATCGATCAAGTCTGAAAACCTTTGCAAATCTTCCTGCGTTTCGAGGCGTACATTGATACAAGCAAACGGCTCTTTTTTGCCTTGATTGAAGGCAGGCATGTCTTGCCAGTGTTCTTCCCACCAAGACGGAGGGTCTTCAAAAAAACTTTCTTGTTTCATTTTTCACCCTCCAACTCCGCCAGCCACCACGCCAGATCCCCAGCCTTGTATTCCTCGAAGGC